CGACGCTGACTACCACGAGTCCGACACTGAGTTCGGGTTCGTGCGCATCGGCAAGTCCAAGGTGACGGTGTACACCGAAGAGGACGAGGGCGTGCTCAAGCTGCCGGACATCGACTATGACGCCGAGATCGTCAACGGTGTGCGCATCGCCCTGCGGAAGCGCATTGCCAGGCAGATTCTCGTGGGACCCGGCACGGCGGACCGGATCACGGGTATCTTCGCATCGACCTATTCGGGCGCGGATCCCAAGGCTGGCGCCATCGATCCGACGACGGACCTGCAGCTGGCGACCATCGACGACGGCACGCTGGACGAGATCATTTTCAGCTACGGCGGCGAGGAAGATGTGGAGTCCGGTGCGGCCTTGATCCTCAATAAGCAGGATCTTAAGGCGTTCGCCAAGCTCCGCGACGGTAACGGCAACCGGATCCACACCATCAGCTACAACGGCAACACCGGGCTGATTGACGGTGTGCCGTTCATCATCAACTCGGCTTGCGGTGTGCTGTCCGGCGCCGGCACCGCGCCCGATACCTACTGCATGGCTTACGGCCACCTGTCCAACTACGGGCTGGCCATCTTCTCGGACATCGACATCCAGCGGTCCACCGACTACAAGTTCCGGTCGGGTCAGGTGGCGCATCGCGGATCGGTCTACGTCGGCGGCAACGTCATCAAGTGGAACGGCTTCGTGCGGGTCAAGAAGGCCGGATCCGGCGAGTAAGGTGATGCCCGATGATGTACCGGGCGACGCGGTCTTTCGTGGACCCTATGACACGGCGCCCGTACCTTCGCGGGCAGGAGTATCTGGTTGTGGATGCCCTGCACGCGGAGTACCTGGAGCGCCACAAACTGATTGAACCGGTGAAGGACTCGGCCCCGGCGGAAGATCGCTCCGCCGGGGCCGATGACCCGAAAGCGAAGCCGAAACGTAAGAAGTCGAGGCGGTAGCCATGCTCATTGACGACGTGAAGCTAGCGCTCCGACTCGCGCCGGCGCAAACTCACTTCGATGGGGAAATTCGTGACCTCATCGCGGCCGCGGAGATGGACCTTATTCAGTCGGGCGTAGACCCGGCCAAAGCTGCGGATCACGCGGACCCGCTCGTTAAGCGGGCCATCATCACGTACTGCAAAGCACACTTCGGCTGGGAAAATGCCGACTATGAGCGACTTGAGCAGGCGTACCAGATGCTAAAAGCACATCTGAGTCTAGCATCGGATTACCGGGCACAGCCCAAGGAGGGCTAGGCCATGGTTCGCATGGGAAACCGTAACCTGTGGATTACCATAGAGCGGCGCCGGCCCGATGCTAAAGACCCCGACACCGGTGAGCTTCTTCCGGACGATCACCCCGACGCCTGGGAGACGTACACGGAGTTTTTCGGGTCACTTGAGCCCCTGCGTGGCCGGGAGTTCTGGGACTCCCAACAGGTGCAGGCCGAAGTCTCGCACACAATCCGCACCTACTACGTGCCCGGCATTACCCCGGCAATGAGGGCGAAGGTGGACGGCCGGGTGTTTAACATCGAAGTGGTGCGGAATCTCAAAGAGGAAAATAGAGTGCTTGAGATGTTGGTGACGGAAAGGGTGTGAGGCGGATGCAGATGGTGCTGGAGGTCGTCGGCGTAAATGAATTGGCGAGGAACCTCGTCGGTTTGGGCCGCCGTTTCACCGCTAAAACGCCGCTGGAGGCGGCTGTGCTGCGCGCCGGCAACCTCATTGCAGCCGAGGCTGCCCGCCTTGCGCCCAAGGATACCGGTAAGGGCGCTGCCTCGATGGCGGCCCGCATTATTTCGTCGCGTCGCGGCGTAGTGACGGCCGCCATTGGGCCGGGCCGGAATCAGTTCTACATGATGTTCCAGGAGATCGGCACGTCGCACCATCCGCCGCAGCCGCACCTTCGCCCGGCCGTCGAGACAAAAGGGCGCGAGGCTATCCTCGCCATCGGCGCGTTCTATCGGGAGGAGCTCAAAGCGTTCAAACGTAGTGGCGGTGCTCCGCGGAGGATTGAGGCAGCATGATCGAGTACGCTGTGCGACGCCAACTCCTCGATAACGCAGCCGTGGCGGCACTCGTCGGCGACCGCATTTATCCCCTGACGATACCGCAGGGGGAGACGTTGCCCGTCATCACCTACAGCGTCGTCGCAACAGACGAGGACAACCAAGAGGGTGACGCCGATACACTCGCCCGCGCTCGGGTGCAGCTCGACTGCTGGGCGATGACGCACAAACAGGCTAACGACCTCGCCCGGGCAGTTCGACTGGCACTGCCAACGACGACTGGGGCAATCGGAAGTGGGACCAACCGCGTTGAAGGGGTGTCCATCATCCCCATTGAGACGGGGCGGCAGTTTTACGAGCCGGATACCCGTTACTACCGGGTGATGATGGAGTTTTACGTGTGGTTCCCGACGACGGTGAACCCATGAGGGAGTGAGGCCATGACGCAGGAGGAACTGAATCTCCAGGCTGTCGTGAACCTGCGGCACCTGGCTGACGAGATCGAACGAGGGGCGCTCACCGCTACGAAGCTGACCGTAGAGGTGGGCGCTTTTACTGTCGCCTATGAAGAGGCGCCGGCGCCGCTTCCGTGCGGGCATCCGAGGTCGGCGGCAGTCGAAGTCACTGACCAGGATGATCTGGCTCGCGGTGTCCGGTCGTGGGTATGCAGCGAGTGCGGATGCGATTTCGTTGAGAACGAGGATGAGGGAGGAGATAACGATGAAGAGGTTGGGTAAAGTCGGTTCGCTTTACGTGAGCAGGGTCGGTGAGACTCCCGAATGGAAAAGGGTCGGGCGTGTCGTCGATGCTACGTTTAACGCGAACTGGACGGAGGTCGACGCGTCGGATCAAGACAGCCCCAATACTGAATACCTCCGCGGTCGCGGCGACTTCTCGATCGACGGGACCCTGCGCTATGACCCCCAAGACGAAGGGCAGGAGCTCCTCGAAGAGAGCGCTTTTGAGCAGACGACCGAGGCGAACATCCTGGTCCGGTGGCGCTCGAAGGAGGGAGCCAGCGAGAAGGAGTACGTGGCTCCTGGGTTCGTGACGGCATTTTCAAATGCCCGACCTGATGAAGCGCCGCAGGACATCAGCTTCACCATTCGCATTGCTGGTGCGCTCCAGCGGCAGGACCAGACTGAATAACGGGGGGTAAATCGTCGTGGCAAACAAAGCGCGCGGATTTGTCGAGATCGAACTCGGCGGCAAGACCTATGAGATCCGCCTCGGCACCAACGAAATGGCGAACCTCGACGCCGCCCTTGGGCGGTCGTTTCTGTCGATCCTCGCTGAAGGGCAAGTCGGTATCCACGTACTCCGGCAGGCGATTTACGAGGGGCTGGCGGATTATCGCCGGCGCAACCTCGGGGCAAAGCTCACGCCGCAGAAGGTCGGCCAGATGATGGAGCCGGCGAAGCTGGAGTACTACGTCAACAAGATCATCGAGGCGCTGGAAGCAGCAGGGTGGATTACGCCCGAGGGTGAGGATGAGGCGGCAACCAAGGGTGACGGCGACGCGGACCCTACCGGCGGCGAAAGCCGTGGATTCGAGGAGACGGATCTGTAGACTGGGATGAGATGATAACGTCGGCCCTCGAAGTGGGGTGGACTCTAGAGCAGTTCTGGAGTTCCACCCCACACGAGCTTCTGCTGGCCGGAGAGGCTCACCGACGCCGGGAGGAGTCAGCATACGAAAAGGCAGCGTGGTTGGCTGCCGTGCTGATCAATCACATGCCGACTTTCAGCAAGCGCCGACCGCCGCTGGTGACACCTGACCGGCTCCTCGGCAGGCAGCGGGCCGTCGACGCGGGGGAGTTCGAGAGTCGCGAGGCGTGGCGGGAGTACATGCGGCGCCAGCTTGAGCGGCTGGAGGAAGGGGACGAGGAGGTGTGAGACGTGGCGACGACCGTCGAAGTCGGCAACATTCAAGCTCGCATTACGGCAACGACCGGGCGTTTTGACTCGGCGATCCGCCGCGTCAACACCCGCCTCGGCTCCGTGAAGACGAGCTCGAAGAGCCTCCAGGACCGGATCAAGAGCCTTAATCGCAGCTTCGACGACCTCTACCAGCGCCTAGAGCGTGTCTCGCAGGTAGGCGGAAGAATGCAAAAATGGTTTGGCGGCTTCCTTGCGGCCCAGACCGCGGCTGTTACCATAGCGCTGAAGCAGGCGGCAAACTATGCCAACGAGGCCAAGGCCGTTGCTGGGCAAACCGGTATCGCCGTAGAGTCGATCCAGGCGCTAAGCTATGCCGTTCAGCAAAGCGATGGTGATATCGGGCTACTCAACACCGGCCTTCGTGCGCTCGCTCGGCGGAGCGCGGAAGCGGCTCAGGGTAACCGGACGTTCGCCAAGTATTTCGAGCGGCTTGGTGTGAGGGTACAGGATCTCGACGGTTCCATGCGCCCGCTCGAAGATATCCTCATGGATGTCGCGGACGCCGTTCGGGCGCTCGGATCGGAGAGCGAGGCGTCCGCTGCGCTCATGGGGATTATGGGCGACGCGGGCCGGCAGCTCGTCCCGTTTATGCGCCAAGGCTCGGCGGGTATCCGGGAGCTGATGCGTGAGGCAAGGTCTCTTGGTCTGGTGATAGACAGGGAGACGGTCCATCGGCTTTCTGATTTCTCGAGCCAGCTTGACAGGACGAAGCTCGGTCTCGGCGCTATTTCTCGGGAATGGGCGCTGACGTTCCTTCCGGTCGCGGAGCGCGTTGTCAGCCGAATTGACAGCATTGTGCGGGCGTTTCATAGCCTCGACGACCGGCAGAAAGAGCTCATTTTCCGGTTCGGTACGCTTACGGCAGCGGCGATGACCGCCGGCTTCGCGTTCTCGACGTTCCTGGTGATCCTCCCGCAGCTTGTGCGCGGCCTGCAGATCACGATGAACGTCATGGCCGTGTTTGCCTCGCCATGGGTGCTGGGCATTGCGGCGATTGTGGCGGCCGTGATCCTGCTCAAGAAAGCCTGGGATCAGAACTTGGGCGGGGTGCAGGACAAGACCGAATCCGTCACCAGCGCCGTGATCCAGGCGTGGGGGGATGTCGAGACGAAGATGCAATCGCTCAAGCTCGACATCCCGGTTCCGGAGTGGGACAAGACCATCGATGCCGCCGCCGCCAGCGTGGCGCAGGCCTGGGACGAGGCCAAAGCCACCATTGAGACGCTGCCGCCGATCACTCTGCCGGCGGTGGAGTGGCCTACCATCGACACGGAACCGCTCAAGGCCGAGTGGGAGCGCGTCCGCCAGGAGATTGCCGCGCTGGAGGCACCGCCCATCCCTGCAGGCGTCGAGACGTGGATCGACCGCGTGACGGAGAGTCTCAAGCGCAGTCCGGGCGGGCAGGTCGTGCTCAACATCGGTGAGCTCGCCCGCGAGGTGCGGGCCGGCGAGAAGAGCCTTAGCGAGGCAGTCCGAGAGGCGATTGAGGGCAATATCGCCATTCCGCTCGGTGTGGCTGCAATCTCGCTGCTTCCTATTTCGGGAGGGTGGAAGCTGGCGCTCGCGGGCGTGGCACTCGCGCTCAGCTTCATCCCGGGCGTGGACCTTGAGGGTCTAAGTGGCCTCGTATCCGAGGTCTGGCAGCAGATCGTAGCCGCATTCCAGCGCGACGCCGATGTGGCTGGAGGACGCATCGAGGTTTCCGACCCGATTCTTGAATCGGTGAAGGAATCGTTCGAGCAACTCGGACGCGCTCTGGGTGCCGCCGTCGCGGAGACGCTCATCTTCCTCTTCGAGGCGGTGGCGCGGTCGCCGGACTTCGTGTCTGCGGCGATTTCAATCGGAAGGTTTGTAGCGGAAAACTTCGTAGACCCGTTTATCCGCGGATTCGTGGATGAGTTTACCAAGCGCCTGGTAGACCGTCTGCCGCAGGGGATTAAGGATGCGTGGAAAGCCGCAAGCGATTTCATTACGGGCCGCGACGAGACCATGGTTCAAGTGCTCTTGGATCCAGCAGCAGCGGCGCGGGAGTATCGGGAGGCGACGCAGGACCGGCAATTTGAACTCCGGCCCCAGTTGACGTTTGGCGAACGGGTGCTTGGGAGACTCCGAGCACTCTTCGGCATTCGGCCCCTGGGCACGCCTGAGTACCAGAGCGGCACGCCCTGGACGGGATGGGGACCGCTTGATGAGGTTGCCGGCGTCGTTCACCGTCGCGAGGCCGTTATTCCGTGGGACGTGTTGCGCCGCGGGCCGGCCGCGGTGCTGGAGTTCCTGGGCGCGCCCGGATTCCAGGAAGGGAAGCTGGGCGTACCGCTCGGGATTGCCTCGGTACAGTCGCAGGCGGGCGAACTGAAGCGCCAGAACGAGGAAGCGCTGAGTGAGCTGCAGAGAATGGGCGGTCTCCTCAGCGGCCTCTCCGAGCGGTGGGATGAAGTGAATACGAAGCTCGCCGCGATGGCCGAGGACACGCCTATCCTGCGCGATCTGGTGGAGCTTGTGCGCATCCTCGTTGAGCTTGCGCGCGCGTCCGATACGCCGGCGGGAACGCCCGCCCTGACGGAGCCTCCCGCCGTGGCCCCCCAGACGTTGCGGGATCGTATCGCTACGATGATCGGCCAAGGATTGGAGTGGCTCCGTGAGCAAGGCAAGGCCGCGGGTGAGAGCCTGCGTATGTTCGGCGGCCAAATCCTGCAGGCGTTCACGATCGTGGGCCTGCTGTCGATGCTGCTGGGTCAACTGGAGGAGCCCGTTCAGGCGCTCCTGATGCCGATCACGATGGTTGTCGCGGCGCTGGCGACGGGGCTCCTTCCGATATTCAAAACGACGTTCCCGATCATTAAGACGTTCGGGATGCTGCTCTTGGCGGTGATCCAGGGCATCTCGATGGTCTGGAACGCCATTGTCGGCACCATCGGGAACATCTTCAAGTCGCTGTCGCAGATCAGCATCTTGGGCTTGCGGCCGCTCAAATTCCTTGAAGGTGTCGGCGACTTCTTCCTCGGGCTCCAGGTCGACACCAAAGCCCTGTCGGACGCACAGAAAGAACTTCGCGACCTCACCTGGGAAGAGGCGATGGCCCGGATCAAGAACACGGATGCGCTCAACCGCGCCACCGAAGCCCTTCGCAACGTGCCGAGTGGTTTCAAGGTGGCGCTAGAGCGGTTCAGGGCGGCCACGCCTGTGCAGTCGTTCGCTAGCGGCGGCTACGTCCCGCCGACTCCGGGAGGCCGGATCGTCCGCGTCGCCGAAGGTGGTGAGGGGGAGTACATCATTCCCGAGAGCCGCATGGGGCGCAGCCTCGTAGTGAATGTCACTATCGATGGTGACGTGTACGGCGTAGACGATCTTGACCGCCGCATCACGACGGTGGTGGGACGGGCGATGCGCCAGGCGCGTATGGCAACGTATGGGGTGACGTGACATGGCCTACGCGCGATTCGGCCCGATCGATATCCGCGTACGCCGGATCAGCCGCGGCGGGGGCGAAGTAGCGGATACCGGGCGCACCGCCGGCGGCAGGGAACGGCGCGATTTCGTTGGTGACTGGAGGGAATGGGAGGTAGAGACACCTCCCATTCCCACGTCCGAAGTCTATGCGCTGGAGACCTACCTGCGGGCCATAGGCTGGAGCTATGACGACTGGTGGTGTCGTGACTTGGGGCCGCCCGGGACGACCGTGAAGGCGCGCATTGATCGGAGTAGTTGGAGTGCAGCATCGGTCGACGGGCTGCCTGGCTACTGGGTCCTTTCGTTTCGTGTCATCGAACAGTGAGGTGAGATCATGGCATGGCACAGTGGCAAGCCTGCCGACGGTGATTTGCTATCAGCCTCAGCACAATATATTCGAGAGAACTTCGCGGAGTTGGAACCTCTGCACCCCCACGTCGCGGAGCTTGTTGATCTCACGGCGCTGCATCCCCACATCGCCACGCTCCTCTCCTCCCGCATCGTCGAGATGGGCAGCAACGCGAACGGCCAGTACGTGCGGTGGGAGAATGGGCTTCAAATCTGCTTCGTGCGCGGCGTAGCGTTTACGGGGGATGGCACGTCCAACGTAAAAACGGGATATTGGGTGCACCCCGCGGCGTTCGCCTCGCCTCCTGCTATTGTAGGGCGCAACGCCGATAACGCAGTGGTCCCTACGTGGCACCTTGAGGTAAATCCAGAAACAGAAACTGGGGAAACCAATGTCTTCTGGCGCGCGTACCGAGCGACTGGCTCTTGGGTATCGGGAATAGATTACCCCCTGCACTACATCGCCATTGGGAGGTGGAAGTAATGCTCGTCCGCTACTCCCCGCAACGCAGTGACCGAAGTCTGTCCTACCAGTTCTCCAGCGAGACCATCACCGCCACCCTGGACGGGCAGGCGGACGTGTTCGACTTCAGCGGCCTCCCCGACGGCGAACTGGACGTGTCGACCCTGGAGACGACGCTCGACATCTGCCCCGTGTTAGCCGCGCGGCGGGTGAATGGGCAGCTTGAGGTGACACTGTTGCGGTTCCATGGCCCCGACGCTCCGGATTCCGAGAGGTTTCCCGAACCCGAGGTGATTGCGTGATGGCGAACGTTCAGGCCGCGTGGCGCACCAAAGAGCACATCGAGCAGGAACGCGAGGCCCAGGCGTGGGCCTCTCTTCGCGCTGAGCGAAACCGCCGCCTAGCCGAGACGGACTGGATCATGCTACCCGACGCTCCATGTCCGGCGGGCACGACACGCGAGCAGTGGGAGGCCTACAGGCAGGCCCTGCGCGACGTGCCGCAGCAGCCGGGAGCGCCGTATGACGTGACGTGGCCGGAGCCGCCTGTGAGCGAGGGATAGACGATGCCGACGATTGCGCCAGAGAGACAAATCTATGCAGACCTGCTCGTCGGACGCCCTGACGGCGTGACGTGGGAATCGCTTCGGGAGTATCTCGCGTCTGCCACCGTCGAGCTAGGCGACATCTCTGGCATCGGTACGGGGCAGTCCGGAGTCGATGGCGTCGTGCGCCGGGCGAGTTTCGTCCTCCGCAACGACCGTGCGGGCATGCCTGGCGACTCGTTCTCTCCCCGAGATCGTAACAGCGCGTGGAACCGATTCGACGTGGACGGCGACGGTACGCCAGAATACGCACCCCTCCTGTGGCCCAACCGCGAGGTCATCCTGCGAGTACGCATCGACGGCCCCGTAGGGCAGGGGACGACCGTCGTAGTCGACGATCTCGGCATGGCGGACGGCGCAACATCGACGTTCGCCCTGTCCGCGAGGCCCGTCGCCGAGGACTCAGAGGTGGTTACGTTCAAACTACCGTATCGCTGGACGGACTACGCCGACAAGACGTGGGCCGAGCTGACCGACCGAACGTGGGTGGATATCAAAGAGGAGCAAAAGCTCGCGCGCGGTGTTGACTACACCATCGACTATGAGGCGGGCACCATCGCGTTTGCGACGGCGCCCGAAGCCGGCGTGTTTATCGAGACCAAGTATGGGTATTGGGTGACGCTGTTCCACGGCCTTCTTGGCGACGCGATTCGCACCAGTGGCCCTGTCGTCGAGTGCGACGCGCGCGATCTTGCGAAGCGGCTTCAGGATACATACATTCTGACGCCTCGCGAGTACGGCAGCGAAGCCGGGACGCCTGCGGAGGACGTGATCCAGCAGATCATCGACGACAACCTGGGCCCTGGTGAGGTGACGCTCTATTTCCCAAGCGGCACGGCGTCCGATCCTCGTCCCATCACCGAGTCGCCGGGATTCATGGTGACGCCCTACGTCGTCGAGTACATGAGCGTGTGGGACGCCATCCAGCAGGTCGCGGCGCAGTTTGGGTGGTTCCTGGGCTACCGCTGGCATCCGAACACGGGACGGATGCAGCTCATTCTGATGGAGCCGCCGAGAAAGAAGGATGCGTCGACGGCGGACTTCCACTTCTCGTGGGAAGACGACATCTACACGCAAGACCTGGAGATCACCGACCGCGACATCCGCAACATCGTCACCGTCACCTATCGCAACGCGGCGACGGGCGACCGCGAGAGCGTGACCGTGCAGGACGACACCTCCATCGCCACGTATGGTCCTCGGGCTATGCAGATCGAGGAGGGCGACGCGTCGCTCATCGACACGCCGGAGGAGGCGCAGAGGCTTGCAAATGCGGCGCTTGCTGACCTCAAGGATCTGACGGCGACGACGAAGTTGCAAATGCCGCTCCTGCCCACGCTCGATGTGTTCTCCGGCATCGTCATCACCGATCCGCGCGTGTCCTCGACCGACGACTTTTTCGGTGTCGAGCAAGTGCGCCACGTCCTCGACTTCGAGGCGCGCCAATTCCGCACGGAGGCCGTCGCTGCCGGGCGCGTGATCGGCGGGCATCATCGGTGGCTCCAGATGCAGACGAGGCCGGGGCAAGCGGCACCTCCGTCGCCGGAGCGGGTTGTGGGCGGCGGGCGTGTGCTGCCGAAGCCGACAGGTTTTGTGGCGCGCGGTATTCTGCGCGGTGTGGCGCTCGACGTGCCTGTTCCGCCTGTCAACGTGAACCGTTGGGCTGCGACAGAGGTGCATCTATCCGCGACGCCGGGGTTCACGCCGTCTGCGTCCACACTTGTTGCAAGTGGGCGGGAGACGCATTTTGAGATCACGAGCGGCCTGTCAGCAGGGACTACGTACTACCTGCGGGCGTTCTATGTGGACGTGAAGGGGAACAAGAGCCCGGCGAGCGACGAGGTAAGCGCGGTGGCGGGGAGGGTGGAGACTCACGACTTGGCTCCACACGCAATCAGCGACATCAAAATATACCGAGCTTCTGGTCAGATATCTACCACTTCGACATCTTATACAACCTTACCCGGTACGAATGTGAGTTACGAAGCTAATGAACCAAGCACGCTCTTGATTGTCGCTTTCGGTCCTGCGGTAGGTTATCCAGCGTCACAAGCGACTGGTTACTTATACTCTTATCCGCAATGCCGCCTCGTAGTTAATGGTGTTGTCGTCGACGAAGATCCGCAGCCGCCGCAAAGTAGTGGGTTTGAGGAAATGGTCAGGGACATGATCTGGGCGTCAACGCCCGGAACATTCTATCATAAGATCGAAATCGGTGAAGGGGAGACATTCCCGTTTACTGTAAACGTGCGACTGGAATGGAGGATTGGGAGTACGAACGCCAGCACAAGTTCGCTTTTTCGACGCGTCCTCAACAATCGGCGGGGGATCACATTTATTTCCCTCAAACGGTAGAGGCTGGTGACATGCAAATCCGGGTATGATAGCCTCTAAGTTGACAGGAGGTGATTCCATGATAACGCGACTATTGATCACCGCGGTGGGGATTTTGATGCTAGTCGTCTCCACGGCATACGCTAGCGACGGTGCTATTTGGATTTGGCAT